GGAAAAAAAGCCACGCTTGCAAATGAATGAGGCCTATCCCTCCGCTGTAACACTTGCAAATGATCTCTCAAAAAGAAATAGCGGAAAAGTGGGGCGTAAGTCGTGCCAGAATATGTACGATGGTAAAGAAAGGAATGCCCCTTACTTCCGAGGCAGACGCAAGCAGATGGCGGTTGCTAAACCAGAAGAAACCAAGCCGAGTTCAGCCAATCCTCAAACCATCAGCCAACTCCTCAGAGCAATCCGATCCCTCGGATTTTGCAGAATCACTCAAATCGGAGAGCACGAATGGCAGATTGATTCGCGCGAGGAGGGCAGAGTTAGTTGCTTACTCGTTAGTGGCAAGGGCAAGCCGAGACGGAAACCCGGTTGCGATGAGGGCGGCGATTCAAGGCTGGGGCGAAGCAAAGAAAAGGGTAAGCGAGGCCGAAATCGAACACGCCCAATTCGAGGAGCTAACCAAAGCCACAATTCGAACAAGCGAAGTACAAGAAATATATACGAAGTTTTTAGGAAGGATTCGATCTCTACTAGATGCCTTGCCAGCCAGTTTAGCAACCAGAGCCAATCCTAGTGACCCGGACTGCGCCAAGACCGCTATTCAAGAAGGCATAGATCAAATCTTCATCTCAATACAAAAAGCAGAGGAGGCATTCAAATGATACTTATGGGACTAAAAATCGGAATCGGAATTGCGCTTGGCCTAGCCTTGCTTAATATAGCATTCTGGGCTTGCGTGATTATTGTTTATGGGATTGTTTGGATTTTTGAATCCATCGCCAAGATGCTTAAATGAAACGATCTCCCCTTAAACGCAAAACCCCACTTAAACGAGGCGGACGGCTTCGGCCAGTATCCAAGAAGCGAGCCAAGCAGATTAAAGAATACGCCAAGGTCAGGCAAGAATATCTTTCATTAAATCCATCATGTGAAATATGCGGTAAAAGTGGAACGCAAATTCATCACAAGAGGGGAAGATTTCAAGAAAGGCTGAATGATAAAAACTTCTTTATGAGCGTGTGTTCTTGTTGCCATCAATGGATTCACAACAATCCACAGGTTGCTTATGTCAAGGACTATTTAATAAAAAGATGATTGACAAGCCAGCGGGCGGGGTTTAATAAAGGCTAAATATGAAATCCTACGATGAATTGATACAGGCAAAAATCAAAAACATTCCAGAGGCAGGTTTTTCTCCCAAAGCAATAAAATCACCTCTTTTTGATTGGCAAAAGCACATTGTGAATTGGGCAGTCAAACAAGGCAGATGTGCCCTGTTTGAGGATTGTGGCCTCGGCAAAACTCCTCAGCAACTCGAATGGGCTAGGCAAGTTTGCGAGCATACGGAAGGAAATGTTTTGATCTTGACCCCGCTTGCGGTTGCCGAACAAACGATTCGGGAGGGCAAGAAGTTTGGCATAAAGGCAAATCATATTCATAACCCATCGGAAATTAAACCCGGAATCAGCGTGACAAATTATGAAAAACTAGACCTTTTCGATGCGGTAGAATTTGCTGGAGTTGTGTTGGATGAATCTAGCATTCTTAAAAATTTCAGCGGGAAAACACGAATTGCACTAACCAATAGATTTGCATCAACCCCATATCGCCTTTGTTGTACCGCCACTCCAAGTCCTAATGATTTTACCGAAATAGGCCAACACGCAGACTGTCTTGGTATATGTTCGCCAGCCCAAATGCTCGCCACTTATTTTATTAACGACACATTTGATACTGGGACTTGGCGACTAAAGGGCCATGCAGAATCGGCTTTTTGGGCATGGCTAGGGTCTTGGGCGGCTTGTATATCAAAACCAAGCGATATTGGATTTTCGGACGATGGCTATATTTTGCCAAAACTAAACCTAAAAACTACTCTTGTCGAAGTGGACGAAAGAGGAAGTGGGGATGAGCTTTTTAAGAACGCAACATTATCAGCCACGACAATGCATCGAGAATTGCGAGAAACAGCCAAACAAAGAGCCGAAGCCGTTGCCGAGATGGTTAATAAATCAAAGGAAGCGTGGGTTATATGGTGCAATACGAATGTAGAGGCAGACGAACTTAAGTCAATCATTCCAGACGCCATAGAAATAAGAGGAAGCGATGCGCCAGAAAAGAAGGAAAAGAGGCTTGAAGATTTTTCTTCTGGAAAGGCAAGAATAATTATTAGCAAGCCTTCAATATGCGGATATGGCCTAAACTGGCAACATTGCCGAAATGTGGCCTTTGTTGGATTGAGTTATTCTTTTGAAGATTTTTATCAAGCCTTGAGGCGGTCTTATAGATTTGGACAAACAAAACCAGTAAATGCCTATATTGTTCAAGCTCGAACCGAAGGAGCTATTTTACAAGCCATAAACAAAAAAATAGGACAACATCAAAAAATGCAGGAACAAATGAAGATAGCCGCCCTATCTTTAAGAAAAGGAGTAAATTCAAAGACAATGAAAACCGACATTCACAAGAAAACAGGGAACGGATGGGAACTTTATCACGGTGACTGCGTAAGGGTTGCCAAAACTCTTGAAGAAGAATCCGTAGATTGCTCTATTTTTTCACCACCCTTTGCCGATCTATTTACTTATTCATCAGACCCGCAAGATATGGGAAATTGCAATAATAAGGATGAATTCGCACAACAATTTAGATATCTTATTGATGAACTGTTAAGAATAACAAAGACCGGGCGAATGGCTTGTGTTCATTGTAATGACTTGCTTTCGACAAAGTGGAAGCATGGGAAAATCGAATATCAAGATTTTTCTGGTGATATTGTCAGGGCTTTCCGGGGAGCCGGATGGCACTTCCATTCTAGGATAACAATATGGAAAGACCCAGTAGTTGAGATGCAAAGAACAAAGGCGCACGGTCTTTTATATAAAACCCTTCGTACAGATTCATCCGATTCTAGGACAGGATCGCCCGAGTATATGCTAATTTTTAGAAAGCCCGGAGAAAACAAAGAACCGATCACTCATACGCCAGAGGATTTTCCGTTAGATCAATGGCAAGAGTGGGCATCTCCAGTTTGGAAAACTATAGACCAAGGAAAGGTGTTGAATGGCGAAATGGCAAGGGACGAGCAGGACGAAAGGCATATTTGCCCACTTCAGCTAGATGTTATTGAGCGATGCCTTGTTATGTGGAGCAATCAAGGCGATACGGTATTTTCTCCCTTTGCTGGCATAGGTAGCGAAGGATATCAATCCCTTAAAATGGGCAGAGGATTTATAGGGTCAGAATTAAAAGAAAGCTATTTTAATCAAGCGTGCGGATTTTTGCAAAATGCAACCGCACAAATGGAACTAGAATTGGCATGAATGAATCCGACAAACTTCATAAAGGAATTGTATCAGCCAAGGCCAAGATTAAGTATTACCGAATGGGCAGAGAGAAATTTGATGTTGTCTGCGAGGGTGACGAATATTCCCGGCCCATACTCGACAAATTTGACTCCCTATTGCAGAGAGCCGCTAGAATGTTTTGGAAATGATGCAGTAAGAAGATTAACGCTCGTCTGGGGGGCGCAGACATCAAAGACAACCACGATCCTTGCGGGGTTGGCGTATAGGCTTGCCGAGGCTCCTTGTCCTAGCTTATGGGTAATGCCATCAGAGGCTTTGGCTAGATCGTTCTCGGAAACTCGATGGTTGCCGATGATTGATGACTGCTTAGCCCTAGCCAAAGAAAAGCCAGACAATACCGACAAAGTTAAAATTTTAGAACAACACTTCCGCAAGATGTCGCTTTGGTTTGTGGGTAGCAATAGCCCCGCCAATCTTTCAAGCCGATCCGTTGCCTTGCTTTTACTGGATGAAGTGGACAAATTTTCAGACGGCACAGGCTCCAAGGAAGCGGGAGCGTTGCAGTTGGCCGAAGCTAGGGTGGCAACCTACCCAAATCATCTTGTGGTCAGCACCAGCACCCCGACTACAGCAGATTCGATTATCTGGTCAGAGTGGCAAAAGGGGGATATGCGCTTTTACTTTGTGCCATGTCCCCATTGTGGGATGAAACAAAAACTACTTTGGGGGCAAGTTAAGTGGGACGAGAAGGCAAAGATCGAGGAAGCGGTTTATGATTTCAGCATAGTAAAAAATTCTGCCTACTACGAGTGCGAGGGGTGCCGGGGAAGGATTACCGATGGTCAAAAGACCAAGATGCTTCGGGAAGGCGAATGGATGGCAACCAATCCCAAGGGGGAACCGGGACGGCGATCGTATCACCTCAACGGCCTATACGCTCCGTGGGCAACTTTCGGCTCTCTAGCGGTTAAGTTCCTACAAGATAAGCACGGCGGAATTCTGGGCTTGCAAGACTTCGTGAATCGAGTTCTAGCCGAGCCTTGGATGGAGCACGATCAAGAAAAGATCGAGATTAAGCCCGGAGCATACCGAATGGGAGAAGTTCGCATGGGCGAGAAGCTCATTATGGCTTGCGACATTCAAGAGGCGGGAGGATTCCACGCTTGGTGTATTGTTCGAGCTTGGGATGCGGAGGGGAAAAGCAGATTGGTGTGGGCTGGAAGGTTAGAGACTTGGGGAGACATTAAGGCCAAGCAAGAAGAATATAATGTTGAGCCAAAATGTTGCTTTATAGATTCGGGGGATCAGACTAGGGACGTATATCTTCATTGTTGCGAATGGGGTTTTATTGCACTTGTTGGTTCAGACAAAACCAGCTTTTCACAAATTACAGGCGATTTAAAGGTACAAAGGCCATATTCAAGACTAGCTAATGGCGATCCTTTTAGCGGTAAATCCACAGGCTCTAAAGTGGGGTGGAAGTGGAAGCTATGCCCTGTTTGGCGTTGGTCTAACCCGGTATTCAAGGACATCTTGGCAACTCTACTTAAAACCGATGGATTTATCGCCGAGGATACCCCGGATGTTTGGAAGGTTCATATTGATTCAGAGGTGAAGGTCGAGGTAAAGAATCCCCTTACCGGGCGCACCCGCCGAGTTTGGAAGCAAGTAGGAAAGAATAATCACTTAATGGACTGCGAGTGTATGGGGCTATGTGGGGCGGCCTTGCATG